AGTAACACCTGTTGAATCGTCGTGCAACCAGCCATACACCGTTGAAAATGTTGCTGACGACCAAGAAGGGTTAGCTGACGTCAGCGTCACAACAAGTCCTGTTTTGCTGTATGAAACTGACGTCAAAGTTTGTCGAGTATAACCAGTGCCGATTGTCGACACCTCAGTAAGTGACGACCCCGGACTATTCGTCAGCAGATCTGAGACAGTCGCATACGTTTCACTGTTGACACGACTAGACAGAGTACCAGATGCAATCAGACCTACTTTCAGCGTATTAGAGCTGAAATTTATAGACCCTGCGCCTAGGTAAGTTGATTCGAATGACGGTTGAAAATATGCAAGAGCCATTCAGGGTTGCTCACATAACTACGCGAAGTCGAATGTAACAGCACCGGTGCCGCCAAAGCTAGCATAGATTCCGGATGCTGCCGGCATACTCACGTTAATAAGTACACCTACTGCAGTAGACGCCGGAATTATTGCGAGCACTGTACCAGAAGCTACAGCGGCATTATCATAAACGGTAATATCAGCACTCGGTGAAGCCGTGACTAGAATTTGCAGCAAGCGACCAGGAGCATTTTTTACTGCACCTGAACTAGTCACTGTTTCCGTATTCTCGAATGTGTAAGTAGCATAAAAATAAGCTGTAGTTGTTCCTCCTGATGTTATGCCGTAGAGTTTGCTATTCGATGAGGGACCGATAAATATAGTAGATGTACTTTTACCCGGCGTAAGAGGAAATACGTTGTAAGTGGGTGTTACCGCTGAAGTTTGACCGAGGTACATAGTTTCTAGACCGGTATTCTGAACTACTAGTTGTATTTGTGTGCTAGCACCTCCAGCGATAAGCTCCGTTGCAGTGCTACCGATGCTAACAGCGCCTGAATAAGATGTTACAGTTGTCATTTTTTCATTTCTCTCTGTCTAAGCCGGCTTGAAGATGCCGGTAGTCGTGCCGGAGTTGCGGATGTTGTACCGGTAAAGCTGAGATTGCATGATGGTGAAGAGCTTCTGCCCGTCTACGTGGACGACGAGGTCACCACCACCACCACCGCCACCAAACCGCTGGGCGGCGGCAGCCGCGCCACCGGTGAATGGAGCAGCGGCGCCAGATGACCCGATCCCACTGATGGCACCCAGCGACAGAGCCAGCCGCCTGGCGGCGCTGGTTACCGTCGTCTGCTCAGAGAGGATGCCCGCGGCGATATCGCGTGCGAAGTGCTGGCCTCGGATGAAGGGAGCGCCGCCCGCCGACAGTGGGCCTTCCTTCGCCGGTGACAGGCCGAAGAACCCGGCGACTTTGCCGGCGATGCCACCGAGGAAGTGACCGAGGTCACCCAGCATCGACATCATGCCGTGGATGAGGCCCATGATAACTGCCTTGCCGGCGTTGTACAGCATCATGTCGACGTTGCCGAGGAAGTGGATGATCTTGCCGGGGATGCTCTTGATCCAGTCGAGCATCTTGCTCGTCTCACCATGAGTGGCGTCATTGGCGCCAGCCCACCAGCGCCGGAACATGTCAGCCAGGCCCTCGAACCAGCTGATCACTTTCTTGACGACGTTGACGCCGAAGGTGACGACGGCCTTGATGACCTCCCACGAGACCTTCCAGACTCCCGTGATGATATTCCACTCGATCTTCGTCTCAGCGGCGAAGAACCGGTAGAAGGGGCCGACCACGTCCCAGATATAGTGGACCGCGATCTTGACGGCGTTGACGACGGCGTCCCATGCCTCCGTGGTGCCGTGGACGACCGCGCTCCAGTGAGTGACCACCGCGTCGACGACGAGGCCAAGGCCGCCGGTGGTGATCGCGAGCAGCAGCTTCCAGTGCGCCTTCACGAAGTCGACGACGGCCTTGACGACCGTCATGACAACGTGGACAGCGTCAACGAACACCGTCTTCAGGACACGGCCAACCTCGTTGACCACATCACGGAAGCCCTTGAAGTGCGTGTAGGCGTAGATGATGCCCGCCACCAGCGCCGCGATCGCGGTGACCACGAGGATGATCGGGTTGGCTTCCATCACCAGGTTGAAGGCCGCCTGGATCCCAGCCCATACCTTCGTCGCGGCAGCAGTGATCTTCGTCGCCACACCGAACGCCACCGTCGATCCGGCGGCGGCGTCTTCAGCAAGCGCCACACCTCTGATGGCGGCGCTGACGCCGATGTACACTTCTTTAAGTGAGTTGAATGTCCCGAAGGCACTCTTGCCCCAGCCCGCCGCCATCTTCGTGACCGAGCCGAGAAGCAGCATGTTCATCGCGAACTTGACGAGCCCGGGATTGGCCTTCGTGAACTCAGCTGCGAACTGAGTGATGGCGGGCAGGAACTTCAGCCAGACCATGTTCGATGCGGAACCAGCCATGTCCTTGAACACCTGGCTGACGATGACAGCGAGGTTCTTCAGGATGCCGATGATGGTGGGGCCCTGCGTCGTCACCATCGTCATGAATTCCTGGAAGCCGACCGTCTTGCTCAGGCCGGCGGCCCACTTGTCGAACCCACCCGCCATCGCATCAAGGCCGGACAGGACCGTCTGAGCGAAGGGTGCGAACGTCACCAGGAGGTGGCCGATGCCCGCCGCGAACCGGCCGATCGCCTTCGCGATCTTCTCGATCGATGGGCCGGCCTCGCCGGACATGGTCTTGATGAACTGGTTGAAGCCTTGTGAGTTAAGGCCGTGCCCCATCGCCTGGATGATGTGGTGAAGCGCCGTCTCCACCGGGCCCAGGAACTTCGCCATGTCTCGGAAGATGCCGGGCAGGAGCTTGATGCCACTCGACAAGACGCTGGCGACGCCGGGCGTTGCCTGCTTGATGAACTTCTGCCACTCACCCTGGACTTGCTCAATCGACTTAGCTAGCCCTCGCTGCGCTGGTGTCAGCTGAGCGAGCTGCTGGTGATACGCCTTAAGAGCGGCTACTTGCTGCTTGCCGGTGGTGCTCTGCACCTTGGCGTAGGCGGTAACCGCGCCCTGCACCGATGTGATGGCAGCCTTCGCCACCACGCCAAAGATCCCGAAGCCGATGCCAGCGGAGACGATACCAGACGACAAGCCACCAATGACGGCGATGAGGCCCGCAGCTACCGGCTCTAGGCTGCCGGTGGCAAAGCTCAGCCCCAGCACTGCCTTCTCGAGCATGCTCATCTCGAAGAAGGACTTCTTGGCTTCCTTCGCCGCCGCGCTCTGGGCGTCCGTGTTCTTCTTGTTGGCAGCCGCCGCAGCATTCAGCGCCATCGCCGCGGCAATCTGAGCTCGCTCCTGGTCGCGAGCCGCCTGGTTCGCCAGCTTCGTCGTCTCAGCGAGCGTCAGCTCACCGCGAGCCAGCTTCTCTGCCGCCTCCTCGGCGACCTTCATCGACAGCGCGGCCTTGTCGCCGGCCTCCTGAGCGCGCAGGCCGAGCTCACGGGCCTTCAGCGCCGCGGCGTCGGTCCGGTCACCGAACTGCTTCGTGGCCTCGATGGCTCGCTGAATCGGCTCAGTATATGACGAGACGTCGGCGACGAACCTGGCTACTGCTGGGGGGAGCTCGTCGGCCATCTCGCCTCCTTACGTCTCAGTCCGGCTGCGGAACACTCTGATCGCCGCGTCGCGTGCCTTCGACTGCGACTTGAGGAAGCCGCGCGACACGTACGGCCGAGCCGGCAAGTTACTGCGGTGGTGGCGGCCAGCACGCCCGCCGAGTTCCTGGATGCGGCCATACACGGTCGTGGGAGCCACGTGAGCGGTCCACTGGCCGCGGCCAGTCTGGTACAGCCTGGTCTGCCGCACTGACCGCCTCAACTGTCCTGTGACCAGGGACGGGGGCATGCCAGGCGCCGCTGGAGTGCGTGTTCCCGGTGGGTGGCTTGAGACGCCGAGCTCTTGCTTGATGGCTCGCTCACCGACGGCGGACATGGCATTTGCCGCCTCCTTGGCGGCGTCGTCGGCGTCGTCGTGGATCTGCTGCAGCCGAGCCAGGAGTGCCTCAACGGTGACGCCCGCCATTACTGCCCCCTCGTATGCCGTGCCCGGCTTGCCTCAAGCTTCTGCTGCGTCTCGGCGGCCTTGTTCTCCGCCTTCTCGATCTCGGGAAACCACGTGAGTGCGTCGAGTGATGACTCCTCAGTCATCTCTTCCGTGTAGCCGTAATTCTTCGCGAAGAACCGCTTCGCCAGCATGTCTGGCGGCATGCCATCAGGCAACGGCAAGTCCTGCCGTCCCTCTGAGAGGAATAGCCCCTTCAGCCTGATGGCGTCTCGCGGTTTGGGGCTGACATGACCTTCTCGAGCAGTGGTGAGATGACTTCTTCCAGCTTGTTGTAGTCGTCAAGCTCAAGCAGCTCACCGATCACATCCGAGACGTGATCATGCCAGGCGGCTGAGTTGCCCATGCAATCGCTGCAGGTGTGAGTTCCCGGCAGCGGGTCGGTGAACGACCACTCCTGGATGATCCGGGCCATCAAGGCACTTTGCATCAGAGACATCACATTGCCCGGCACCTTAGCGGTGCCGGCGGCTGTCATCTCCATGCTCGACGCGATCGCGTTCTGGACGCTGAACTTGTCTTTTGCCTTGAGCTTGTCCCTTATCTCAACCCAGTTCCCTGACGGGAGCTCGACTCGCACGATTTCCTCACGCCCCTCTTCCTGATATAGTCACCAATGAGCGCCCTGCCCGGTTTGCTCACCTCAGAAAGAGGGAGGCTCAGTGCGTGAGCTGAGCCTCTCTCGTTACTGCCATCATGGAATTGACTGCCAGCTGGTGCCTGCTACTGACTGCCGGAAGAAAATTAGTACGTCGGGACCGCATTCACCAGTGTGACGGTAACTGGGCCCTCACCACCGCTGCCGCCGATGTTGGTGCTGTTGGCAACCGCCTGGAACTCGTTCTCGTACGAGACGAGCACCGCTGACCGGCTCGGCTTCGACTTCGTGAACGCCGCTTGCTGGAAGTTGAACGTCAGGCTCACATAGGTGAGAGCCGTCGCCGCGGAGCCGTTGTTGATCGTGATCTGCACCTTCGGCTGCGTGTTCTGCAGCATCTCCTGGAGCGCCGTCTCGTCGCCGGGGGCGGTGAAGTTCAGGGTCCCAGTCGCGTCCAGCGGGCCGCGAGCGATGATGTAGGGGTTCTGGCTATTCTGGTCGGTGAAGTACACCTGCAGCTGCCGTTTCAGGCTGAGATTGTATTCACCAATCGTGAAGACTGTGCCCAGAGTCGTTGGCGACCCGGGCACGCCCAGGAGGATGTTCGTCCGCCAGTTGGGAACCGGGACGACGGTGGAGATGGCGTTCGTTGGCGCGGTCCCCGCCGGGACGGAGACCCAGCTGGATCCGTTGGCCTTCGCCTGCAGCAGCTGCTCGCTGTTGCCCTGGAAGTCCAGCTGCATGATGCAGCTAGATGGATACAGCCTCATGCCGAAGAGGTTCGAGGGGCTGTTACCCAGCCCCGTCATGGGGCCAAGGTAGTCGCCGAATGTGTGCGTTGGCGGCTGCGCGCCGAGTGCGCCACCGTAGCCCTGCTGGCTGTTCAGGAGCGCGAAGGTGTGGCTGAATGGGTTGACGGGCGCGGACCCGCCCTGCACCGAGGAGACGGTGCCGCCATTCGCGTGAACGAACCGGAGCGGGGTGTTGCCGAAGCTGAGGATGTTGGTAGCGGTGCCGGTGACGGAGACGATCTCAGCGATGGTGCTTGCCGTCGACTCGAACTGAGCGAACCCGCCAATGGTGAAGCCCGCGGTCGACGCCAGCGTCACCGAGGTGCTGCCGATGGTGCCGCCGCCACCGGAGATCGTCGAGGTCGAGCCGAGAGTGCCGGTGTAGAAGCTTGACAGGTCCCCGAAGACGTTGTCGAGGAAGAAGCCCTCCATGTCCCCGAAGAACGGCCCGCCGTAGCTGAAGGTGGCGTCCTCCGGGCCCAGGATCATGTTGTACAGCTGAGCCATGTTGCCGCGGAGCGCCTCATCTGGCAGCCAGTGCGGCATGTCCTCAGGCTCGAAGCTGGACTTGTCCAGGGGGATGGTGCTCGCCTGGCCGGCGATGCCGGGCATGGTGCCCGGCTGCAGCGCTGAGCCGGCGTTCTGCTCTCGCGTCACGCCCAGGAAGGTCTTGCTGCCGGGGAAGACGTTCGGGCCACCGAAAGTCGTCATCTGCTCAAGTCTCCTCGGTGGTGTATGGTGAAACGGCAACCAGTGAGATTATTGACAGCCAAGAACTGCATGCTAAAATTGCATGATCTCAAGCAACTGCAGCGATATAAGCCCGTCGTACCGGTTGTAGCGCTGGTCATCTAGCGCCCGGATCGTGATCCGGTAGCTCATGTTCTCGCCGACGTCGATCAGCGTCGTCAGCTGCTCAGTGTACGGGTCCTGAGCCACCGCGGGATCGGGGCTCGTCCTCAGCACGAGCATGATGGCGTCCATTATCCCCGGGAACAGCGTATCTGAGTCGGGGTCGTCATCCTGGCCGAACCAGACCACGTAGACGTCAAGCCGGTGCTCGAACGCCTTGTATCCCGACGGAGTGCCGATGCCCGTGTTCCTGGGGACCGTCCCGCCCTTGGAGGGATCACGTGACTCGTCACCGTCACTCGGCCAGACGTATGCGGTAGGTATCTCCGCCTCGGTGTTCGGGTCAGGTGGAGTGATGTAGGCACGCAGCTGGCCCGCGGTGCCGGGCATCAGGATCCCGCTGATCAGGTTCTGGACGTATACCTGGACGGAGTTGATCGGCATGCTGCCCTCACCAGTTCGCTGAGCGGCTGACCGCCTGCAGCGGCACCCGGTTCTTCACCGGCGGGTTCGCCAGCGTCCAGGTGACGGTCACCTGGCCCACGATGCCGGCACCACCGTTGAAGTTGGTGCTGTTAGAGCCGCCGCCACCGCCACCGCCACCGCCAGGGCCGCTGACAGGGACGTTCCCAGTTGAGCCGGAGTTGCCGCCGACACCGCCGATGCCGCCACCGGTAGGAGGCACGCCACCCGCGCCGCCGGTGCTGCTCGAGGAGTTGCTGCCGGTGCCGCCAACAGCGGCCGACCCAGCTGATGAGCCGCCGCCACCGCCTCCATCACTCTTCGCCGGTACCGGGTCGACACCGCCCGCACCACCATTGTGGTGAACTGAGTTGGTGCTGCCAGTGCCTCCCGCACCGGCAGACCCGCCACCGCCGACACCACCACTGCCACCGTGAGCGGTGACAGTTGTCGCACCGGTGCCGCTGAATGAGCAGTTGCCGCCAGCCCCACCCGTGCCACCGCCGCCGGTGCCGGCGGTTCCCGCCGTGCCGATCGTGACCGTGTAGTTAGTAGCCGGGATGACGGTGTTCGTCAGCTCAGCCGCGTACTCGCCGCCGCCGCCACCGCCACCACCACCACCGGCAACACCGCCAGAGCCACCGCCACCGCCTGAGCCCCAGCACTCAACACTTGCCACCGTGACGCCAGCTGGCGCGGTCCACGTTCCCGAGGTGGTAAAGGTCTGGCTAGGCAATTACTCATCCAGGTAGTCAGGCCAGACGGCGGGGATGCCCGTCTCAGCGAACCTGGCGGCACGCTCGTCGCAGCAGCGTGGCTTATGCATGAAGGCCACTCGCATCGCGTGAGAGATGCCGCGCTTGGTGTTAGGCTGGAACATCAGTGACTGGCAGTCCGGGCAGTCGAACCTGATGTACTCGTCATTGCAGATGAGAATGCCAGACCAGCCGCAGATGTCAAGGACTGGCTGGAAGCTTTCACGGGTAACCTGCAAGGTGCTGAGAGGGAACAGCCGCTTCTCGCGGTAGAGATGAGCCAGGTACGCAGTGGGGACGTGAGGATGGCATCTGGCAGCGAGGTCTTCAGGATGCTGCATGACAGCCTCCTCAGTGGCTTGTCGCCTGGATGTACCTCCGTGCGGCTGCGACTACTCTCTTCTCCACCGCCCGTGTCTGAGCCTTCGTCTTGGCGATGCTCTGCCGCTTTTTCACCTGGCAGTGCAAGTTCTTGGCGTGAGCCTTCGCATTCTTGTGAGCCGCCGTCTTCGCCTTCTTAGCGGCCTTGGCGGCTTTAGCCTTCGACGCATTGATCTTGATTGCGCGGCTGCCACCCGCTGACTTCACCTTGGAGTTGCGAGCGGTAGGTGATGTCTTACCTGCCGGCTTAGTTGCCTGCTTGGTAGCCGGCCGCGCACCCGGTTTCTTCGACGCCACTGCCGACGACCGCGCGCCGGCAGCCGCGTTGCGCTTGGCCGTCGAAGTACTCGCACGCTTGGTGTTATGCGCCTTCAGCTTCGCCTTGTGACTGCTGACCTTGCGCTTCTTCTTGGCTACCTTGCGCTTCGAGTGGTTGGCGCCACACGACATCTAGATCGTCCGCCTGAACGGGTTCAGGAGGAGCTCAGCCTCACCAGCGACGTCACTGGGCTCCTTCGCGCCTGTGCCGCCTGAGCCACCACCGCCGGGGATGGTCTGGATGGTGGTCGCCGTCGCACCTCGTGTCAGTGCGATGCTGGTGCAAAGGAGGATAGTCGCCCAGATGACGGACTGCGGCAACGTCGACACCATGACGCCGGCGTCGTGGTTGAACGTCAGCGGCGAAGCCAGCGTCAGCGTCCCCGGCCCCGCCGTTGCGGAGGCCGCGGTGACCTGGATGACTTCCTGCGCCCCACTGTCGTAGACGGTGCCGGTGGCACCGGTCACCAGCGTCGCCTCCGACTGGATGGCCCAGCCGGTGCAGTCATCGACCTGGATCTGAGTTGAGCCGGCGTTGACTCCCGCCGTCAGGCCGGTATGAGGCCAGCCATTGATGTAGCTGACTCGGACTAGGTAGCCCTGCCGGCCCAGACACCAGCTCGTGGTACCGGGCGCAAGCACGATCGACTGCCCGCCTTCGCCGGCGGAGCTTGGCGCGTTGGTCCCGTAGATTCCGATGGGAGGCCACTCGATGTCCCACATCCCTGACTGAAGGCTTCTCCACTGCCGTGGGAACACCGCGTTGGCAGCCACCTGGACGCTGAGGACCTGGAGGATAGGCCACCGCTGCAGGATCATCCGGGTGTTCCCGGTCCCGTTCTGGATGGTCATCCGGTAGTGAGGGCCGGAGTACTGCTCGTTGTCGACCGATGCGCGAAGCACCTGGTTGCAGTACGCATCGACCTGTGAGGTGGCGCGCTGGCAGATGTTCGCCTGCTCGGCCAAGCGCATCTCGTAGGTGACGTCACGGCCCGGTGGGATGGTCGACCAGCTGATCCCCGTCGGTGCCTGTGTCAGGATCTCCGGTGTGACATACGGCGTCAGCGGGCCGACGGGAAGGGGTACTGTCACACCGCCTCCAGTGTGGAATAATTCCGCAGTGCTGGTGGTTCTACCTAGCAGACGGGAACGACAGGGAAAAGGAACCGACCTGATGAAGATGATTCACCGCGTCATCAAGGCCGCTGAGCACGTAGCCTTGGAGGCACTCCCCGTGCCGCACCCGGTAGTTTTCGCACTTCACACAGCCGTCATGATGGCGTCTGCAGTGGCGTATCACAACTTCGCAGTAATGTAAGGGGAAGAGAATGGAACTGATCGACACCAGCTACGGGACCGGCAGCCAGTCTGAGACGCTTACTCGCGTTTACCGCCATGCCGGCGGCGACCTCATCCAGGTGGTCGTTCACCACGACGCTTACAAGATGCAGTCCTACGCCGTCGCGAGTGTATTCGCGCATGACCGGTCAGGCTGGCAGGAGCTGGTGACCGCACCGGCTAGCACCTGGTTCGACCTCGTCGACCGCAGGGATGCTCAGACTCATCACCGCACCGCTGACCAGCTGGCCAAGCGGGCCGAAGTGGTCCTAGACGCAGCTCCGGAAGGGAAGTAAGACGATGGGCAGCCTGCTCGACCAGGTTCTGCAAGAAGTCGCCGACAGCAAGCACGACGCCGCGTGGGTGGACGAGATCCTCGACCAGCTCTTCGAGGAGAACCGGGACGAGATCCCGTGGAACGATGCCTCGTGAAGTCCGCCGTGCAGCAAGTAGATGAGTGGCTCGCCGAAGCCGATTCAGATCAGCTGCGAGCTCTCATCAGCCACCTTACCGAGGGCAGCATAGAGGCAGCGGTGCTCGCCTACCAGTTCATCAGATCTAACTGAGAGAAGAGGCGCTCAGCCGTGAGCAGAGAGGCTGAGCGCCTCTTGCTGTCAGCTGCTGAGTGACTGGATCAGGCTCTTCTTCGACTGAGCGGCGTCGATGCCGCGCTCCTCGGCGATCCGGCGGAGCTCAGACACCGACATCCGTGAGAAGTCAGGTGGCGGGCTGCTGTCGCCCGTCTTCTTGGTGGGCGCCTGCTCCCACGTGTTCTGCGAGTCGGTTTGCGTGATGACTGGCGCATCATCAACCAGTACCATGCCGCACTCGGCGCAATACCGGCTGCTAGGCAGGTTGGCGTGACCGCTCTTGCACAGCAGGGGCTGGACCGTCTCCTTCGGCCGGCTGAGCGTTCCCTCTCGCGAGATCCGCTCCAGCGCGAGGGCTGTGATCTCCTCGAGACTGCGGTCCTTCTGCTTGACGAGGCTCTCACGCTTCGAGGTCTCGTCCGGTGTCTCCGGCACCGCATGCCGGGTTCCCGACCAGTGCGGGTCGTTGATGAGGTGACGTTCGCACTGCGGGCAGTTAAGCTCCCAGTTCAGATCCGGGGCACCGTGGGTCACCGGTCGCGTATGCGAGGCTCCACAGCCACCCTCAGCGGGGCTTACTGCGACGTAGACAACGTCCCGTCGCGGGTACAGGGTCATGCATTCCTCCCTAGGTGTTTACATTGATGAGATGTGCTGGTATGGTCGTGGCTAAAGACGTGCATGAAGGGAGACTGAGATGACTGAGATAACCGGGCGCCACGCTGTCTCATACCGAGGCAAGCACGAGAAGCCTGACAGCAGAGACGGTGAGACGTACCGTGGGCGTCACCGCAAGCCCGTGTTCGAGGAGTGGCTTGACATCATTCGGCAAGAGCAGTTTCCTCGCCACACCGGGGGCAGGTAAGGCTCCAGCTGTTCCACAGCCGGCGGCAGGCACCGCACCAGCGTCCTGCCTTAGTGCCGAACGTCCAGCCCTCATTCAGGGAGAGCAGGCCGTTGTTGCTGCCTGTCCGTTTCGAGATGCTCATCTCTGCGGCATGGTGGTCGGCGATGCTGATGGCGGTACCCGGCTTGCCGGTGTACGTTGTGCCGTCGATCCTGGATGTCAGCCCGTTGCAGCCTAGCGGCAGCTTGACTCTCGGCATCTCACGCCTCACTGGGAATTAAGCAGCCGCAGCCGCAGTTATACTGAATGAAGGGAAACGGAAGAGAAGGGAACGAGAATGCTGACCAAGGATCAGGCCGCAGCTCGCGCTTACGCATACCTGCTCGAGAATGAGCTGTACGACGCAGAGACGCTCGAGCAAGTCACCGACGACGAGCTGATCAGCTTCATGCAGTCCGAGGGGCAGGACCCGTACGCAGATGACTGATTTCAAGGCTGGCGACCGTATCCGCCTTGTCTTCACCGATGACCCGCACACCAAACTGGAGCCAGGTGATACTGGCACGGTCATCAGCATCAGCAAGCCAACATCTATATCCCACAACGTCATCAACGTGAAGTGGGACAGCGGCAGCACGCTGAGCATGATCCCGGCTGCCGGAGACCGCATCGAGAAGATCTAGGAGGCAGTCATGGCGGAGAGCATCGTGCCGCCCATCGTGGAGAAGGCCTGCAAGCAGTGCGGTGAGCTTAAGCTCATGTACGCCGACCTGGCCATGTGCGATGACTGCATCGAGCCATTGCTGAGGATCATCTGGGGTGACGCCTACGACCGAGTGATCGGCCAGAAGGGTGTACTGCAGCCCATTCCATCGGCATCAGAGCCACCATCACGACCACAGAGAAACAACCGAGAGAGAAGGAGAAGGCATAAGTGAAATTTAAGTCGGCGATCTTCGCCACTGCCGCACTGGCAGCGGTGGCGGGGAGTGCGGCACTCACTGGGTGTGGTGCGAGTGGCGGCAGCTACGATCACGCCCCCATGGCCGCTTATGGCCAGAACAACCAGTGCTACTACATCTACAACCCCGCGGAGGCAGCGGCGCTTGAGGCGCAAGGCCTTTGCGACCCGAGCTGGGCCGCAGTGCGAGCGCCGGCAAGCTGGCTGGACGAGTATTACTACTACTACGACTCGCCGCTGTACTACAGCACATTCGTGCCGTCGCAGTACCGGACGGCCTACGTCAGGTCGTACGGGCCGAACTCCACGTTCTACCGTAGCAACCGGTCGGCCATCACCCGGCTGTCGAGCAGGGCCACCTACTACAGCACCACGGGAGCCAAGGTCACCCACGTCACCGGCACCAGCCGGTTCGGGAGTGGCAGCTCATTCGGCAAGGCCGGCCAGACCTACGGTGGCGGTGGCCTGCGGCAGCGGACGGTCACGACGAACGGGCCAACGGCTCAGTCAACGTCACGCAGCAGCACAGTCAACATCCCCGGCACCAGTGGGTATAAGCCGACTGCCACACCGCCTGCCAAGCCGAAGTCAACCTTCGGCGGCGGATCACTACGCAAGACTTGCACGAAGAAGCCGTGCTAGATGGAGCACAGCCTCTTCGGCGCATGGGCGGAGACGGCTGAGCGGTTCGCCGATGTCTTCGACGGCTCGGATTCCCGGGCCGTCGAGGCGTCTGCTCAGCAGATGGCCAGAGAAGCCGGCGGCACCCTCTGGGTATGCCGCGTCTTCCGCGACGTCCACGTCCCAGTCGACACCTACACAAAGTTCATCGACCCGCGTGATGAACGGAACCTGGAGATCGAGGACATCGAGCTCGATGTTCCCGACTTCCTGCACGACCACCCCCAGTGGCTGGTGCTTGGGTTCGCCTTGCCCAAGGGCGTGCCTATCGGGCACCCAGAGTTCGGCTGGACAGCTGAGCGGTATTCGGAATCTGTCTACGCACCATCCCCCCTGACCGCTGAGGATGCAGCACGCAGCCGCCTGGAGGACAAGGGTGCTGACTTTCTCGTTTGCTCAGTGCTGCCTGACTCGCCAGTGGCAGCCGACACCTACGCGAAATTCGCTGACTCAAACCGCTAGCAGCTGAAGGCGCCGGAGGCTCGCACTCCGGCGCCTTCAGCTTGCTGTAGAGATAACCCAGTTGATGACGGCAGGCGTAGCCGTGCCGGCTCCGCGAACCCAGATCTGCTCCCCCGTAGAACCCGGGAAGCAGTTGATGGTGACAGCAGCACCGTTATTCAGAGTGAACCCGCTGACGCTGTTCGCGGTAGCGCTGCCGTTGGAGCCACCGCTGATGTAAGCCGGGGTCCCGCCTGAGTTGCTGATCGTCACCGAGCATGCCCCCGGTGGGATGATGAAGGCAGCTGATGCCGTCGCCGTCCCCGTTGAAGACTGCCCAAACGTGATCACCTTACGTCGTCCCCACGTTGACGTTGAGGTTGGTGCCAGACTGAGCGGTGATGGTCGTCACCGTGGCGCTGGCGTTGTGGTCGTACAGCAGCGGTGCCGACAGCGTGATCACCGTGCCGCTGGTGATTGTCGCGAAGGTGATGAACTCCTGCGCTGATCCCGCGCCCAGTGCCACCGTGCTGCCGGTGCCGAATGACGCCACCGACCCAGCGAACGTCAGCGCCGTGCCACCAGCGGTGCCTGCGACTGAGATTGACGTCGATGGTGTCCCCGTCACAACACCGCCGCCGCAGCCCCAGATCGAGAAGTTGGCATTCGGCAATGTGATCTGCGCCCCCGGCGGCAGTGGGAATCCGCTTGACGGGGTCACGGAGCTGCCGCCGATGTAGGCGAAGCTCGACCCATTGTTGAAGATCACCGCGTGAGGTGTGCCGACGACCGCGGGGTTGTAGATCTTCGTGATCGGTGACTGAGCTGTGACAGGCGGGTCGACGCCGGTAGAGGGTGAGCTGTGAGAGCCCTTAGGTGCCGCCATAGCGGTTCTCCTTCAGAGTCGCGCTAGAGAGGGTTAGTCCACTGCCACGACGGTGGCGAGACCCGCCTCGATGCTGGTCGTGCCCGCGGATGTGATGGCCCACAGGTTGAAGTTCGAGCTCGTGGCGCTGACCACCGCGGTGCCCTGGATCGTCAGCTGGAAGCCCGCAGGCAGAGCCAGGCTGGACGTGGTGGGGGTACCCGCGCTGCCGATGAAGGCGGTCGCGGTGCCGGTGTTGATGACGGTCAGGTTGCTCAGGATCGCACTCGCCGGGAAGGCGTAGAACGCGGTGCCCGCAGAGGTCACGACCGTGGCGCTGCCGGCGTTGTAGACCTGGACACCAGCCGCGGCGGTGCCGACTGAGGTGCCAGCCGCCTGAGTGGACTGGAAAGCAGGCGGCGCCCCGTTGAAGATTGCCATAATTACCCTTTCAAGTGAGGGTCAGGACTGACCCGCTTTTTCCGAAGCAGCTTCTGTACCTTGGCCACATCGGTGTCCATCTTGTCGTGCCGCCAGGCTTGGTACGCCTGAGCATCTTCTGAGCCATACCGCTCAGTCTGCTGGTAAACCGTGTCGTACGCCGTGCTGGAGGTGACTGAGTAATGGTGATGAGGGATCAGCACACTTGAGCACAGCTTCAGGCAGCCCGCGTGCCTGCCGATGTCTGCCCAGGTGTTGTCGTTGTAGTAGTGCCTGAGCGTGGGCTGTGCGAACCAGCCCAGGGCCCTGACGATGTCTGTCGACACCAGCCAGTGCTCGGGGATGTCATTCCGTCGCCCGTTCTCCGGGTACAAGATGCCGGTGCCGCCCATGGCCTCGAGCTCAGCCATCATGATGCGGTCCCAGTCCTGCGTCTCGAAGACGCAGTCGTCACCCACGAAGAACAGCGCCTTGTAGTCAGGTGCCTGCTCATGTGCGACGGCATTCAGCTTGGCACCGAGCGGCAGCCAGTCGAGCATCATGTGGCCGCGGACGCCTTCCGGCAGGATGATCCCGTCGTAGGAATTGTCATCCACGTCATGGATGAAAAGCATCTCCGCGTCGGCGGTCTTCTCCGCGAAGGAGGCAGTGCACCGGATGGCGTTCTCACGCCGGCCGCGAGCCGGCAGCAAGACCAGGAGGTCGCTCACTCAGCCCGCTCCAGGACTCGCCGGCGGATCTCCGTCGTTGAGATCGACATCGCCTGGACGTAGGGGACGTAGGCCAGGATGATCTTCTGCTCATCCAGCCAGTCCTGCGTCACGTCGATCTGAGCCAGGTAATCCTTCCGGGCCCAGTCTGACCCAATCGCCAGCACACTCGGCCGGACGCTGGCGATCAGCTCTCGCCCGGCTGAGGTGTTGAGCTGAGCTGAATAGCCGAACTGCCTGATGGAGTGCAGCCGCTCAGCCTGCGTCATGATAGGTGCCGGCTTGAACAACTGGACGAACTCGTCTGAGTTGACGCCGACCACGAGGCCGGAGCCGAGCTGTTCGCACTGCCGCAGGAAGGCGATGTGCCCGAAGTGAAGGATGTCGAAGGTGCCGATGGTCAGGACTCTCACGCAAAGCCCTTCTTCCGGGAAAGCTCACCCGGCAGGAGAAGCGCAGGGGCACTCCTGCCGGGCGAGCCGCTCGGTGATTACGCGTATGGAGTGGTGTCCGACACCTGCAGGCCCTGGAGGATGCCAGAGTACTGCGGTGCGTGCGCCACCATGGCGCCGAACATGAAGATGGAGTAGCGGTAGGTGGCGTCGATGACCGGCCAGGCGATGGACACGTAGTCCTGCACCATGGTCATCTCCCAGGCGTTGGCCACGTTCGACCACGTCTGCGGAAGCTGGTAGGTCATGAACAGGGCGGTGCCCTGAGTCAGCCACGGGTGGACGACGAGCTTCAGGATCGACCGGGTGATCGGGTTCTGGAACTCGCTGACGGCGGCACCGACGGTCACGCCGTTGACGTCGCCCTGGTCGAGGAACAGCCGGTAGTTCGTAGCCGAGCCCTGGCTGATCACGTCGTTCGAGAGGCGCATGATGTCGCCACCGTCACCGACGATCTCGCCCGGGTCAGCCTTGAAGGCACCGGGGTTGTTGCTGCTCGGGTTCTCCCACAGGGCGTCCAGCGCCGTGTAGATCGCCGCGTAGCTGAGGTGAGTGCCCACGTTCTGGTTGACGTAGCCACCCTGCCACGGTGACGGGTAGACGCCGGAGGCGCTCGACTTGCCGGTGAGGACGGGGACGATGCCCTCCATCCGGTTCGCCGAGCCGGTGCCGGTGTCCACCGTCGGCGGGTGAGTCGCCGGGGCGGCCAGGGTCAGCACGCCCTGGATGGTGAACCGGAGGCCACCAACACCCGAAGCGACCTTCCACAGCTGCGCGTTGGTCGGTGACGCGGCGTTCTCCGACACGTAGATGTTGTAGGACATCGCGCCGGGAACCGGGACGATGGTGACATCGACCACATTGGTGGTGCCGACGGTGGTGATGTCGGTCGACACCGCCGAGTTGAGCGTCTCACCCCAGTAGTTGACCGCGGTGACGGCCACGACGAAGTGAGCCGGAGAGCCACCGATCGCGGTCTCGTTGCTGCCGGCGGTACGCAGCGTGGTGGTGACCTGAGCCGGAGTCGCCAGGCTGGTGCTCGTCGCGGCGATCATCTGGTACTCCTCGCCCATCATCATCTCCTGGAGGAGGATGAGGTTCGCGAGTGCCGAGATGTCCTCGAAGCCTTGGCCGGCGAACTGAGCCAGCCAGGACAGCTGCTCAGTGAGGCCGAAGAACTTGTAGGGGATGTTGAGCTGAACCTCGGTCTGGCTGCCGGAGCCAGGGAGGTTCAGCGGCCAGGTGCCGAAGTTGCCACCGGTCTGGACAAGCTCAGGAATCGAGATGTCCACGACACTCTGGCCGCCGGTCTGCGAGCCGGAGATGCCGGTGAACACCCGCTCGATGCGGCTGGTGCCCTGGCCCGGAGGCCGAGGCAGCTTGTTCCTGAAGACTGTGTAGACCGGGTAGATGAGCCGGCTCGGAGCCAGGAGGTCGAACGGCACGAGGCCGTAGATGCTCCCGATGCCCAGGTTGCCCGCGGTGAAGCTTCTCACCAGGTCGGGGCTGACCGCCCCGAGTGCCTGAGCGACTTGCTCATTGATCGACGGAGTCGACAGCGCGGTCTTGAGGTACCCGTGCTGGTCGAGGAAGGTGGGGTTGAGCCCCTTGACGACGGAGGCCCGGTCCGCGTAGCCGCGGTAGGTCTCGGTGCGAAGGTCCAGGGTCGCCTGGTGAGCCTTCGTCATGATCTGAGTCTCGTTGTTCAGCGGCGTGTTGCCGTTGCCAACGTAGCCAGCGCCCTTGACCATTGAGGTCATGCGAGCCTTCAGCATGTCGCCGGTACGGGAGTACCGGTTCGCTTCGGCCGCAGCCTGGCTCGCGACCTGGGCCGGCGCCGCTGGCGCGTCCAGATCGGGAAGCATTGCTGCCATGAAGTCTCTCCTAGAGACAGGTGGGCTTGTGCCCGGCGGAAAAATCTAGCTAGTAGTTACAGGCCACGCATCTTGCAGATTGCCGTCCAGGCAGCTTCCCGCTGCGCCGGGTCGGGTGAGTAGCGGAACTGCTCTTCCAGTTCCTTCATAACCATGACCTGAGTCCGCTCCGCGATCTCGGTCATGGACGGCATTCCCGCCGGGACTGCCGAAGCTTGTGGTGCGTACTGCGGTGGTGCCGGAGGCGTCATGGCGACGCCCTTCCAGGCACTGACGCGGGGGTCGGGGCCCTCTTCCAGGGCACTGAACCTGTCCTCGTAGCTGTTGACGCGCTTGCGAAGCCGCTTGATCTCTGACATGAGATCCGTGGTGGCTTCCTCAACCGCTTCCATGACCGCGGCCTTGATGACGTCGGCGGACACGCCTGCCTCACCAGCTACGGCAGCCTTGGTGATCGTGTCATCAGCCGGGGCCTGGGCCTTAAGGATCTCATCGCGAGCATCCTCTATGGTCATCTGGCCCTTCAGGACGAGCTTCTCGAGCCGCCCGACGAGATCGGTGACATCCACGCGCCGCTTCGCCTTCTTGGTCTTCCGCGCCGGTGCGAGCTCGTCAGCCTTCACCGCGTCGGGGACAGGGTTATCTGGACCTGACTGCTGCCCGCCCATCGGGCACAGGTCCGGGAATGTCTGAGCGATGTGATCGTGCATCGCCTTCATCGCCTGCCGAGCGTTGTCGCGCTGCGCATTGGTGTAGAACCGGCGGCTGGCGTTGCTCGGCCGGCCGGCCGGGCCGGTGATCATGTCCCCGCTGCCGGCCTTCATGCTCGGCACGTCTGGGCTAATCGGCGCGCCACCGAAGCCCTGCGAGTGAAGAGGTGCCGGGATCGAGTGACTGCTCGGTGAGTTGGCGGCGTGGCCGGCGGTCAGGTAACCGCGGCCGAACGAGGACGCGCTGATCTGGCCAGCAGGGACAGGGCCGGAGTTAGGCCCATCGTGCCCCGGCGATGGTGCGGCGTGGCCGGTGGTAAGGTACGGCCGGCTGAAGCGGCCCGGCGTGAATGGCGACTGCGGCGTCAGCCCCTGGCCAGGACCGGGATTCGCGTCACTGAAGGCCTTGTTCGCCTCGAGCTTGATGTCGAGGATGAGCTCAGGCTCAGCTGTCTTGAGGCAGATGGCCGCATCCCAGAGGTCCTGCGCCTTGATCGCATCAGCGATGGGAGCCGTCGCCGCCATGTCCATGGCGATGCGCTGCCACTCACTCGTGTCGATGAGGTCGGCGAGTGAGGCGTGGGGGTGGCTCTTCTGCGCCGCATCCGGCTCGAATGCCGGGCAGGTGAGGTCGTGGAGCGCCCCCAGCGAGGAGCTGACGCCGATGGCGCGGTGCCTCTTGGCCGTCTTCATCTCGTAGTTCGAGTCCGGGTCCGTCGGCAGGCCGGCGTCGTGCTCGAAGTCCTCGATGTACGGGCCATCAGGCTCGCGGTGCTCAGGCACAGGCTCCGTGCCGTGGCCAACGGTCGGCTTGGCCGCCTTCATGTAGCTGGTTGGCTTGCCGTCGAGTGTGACGTGAGTCGCCTCGGAGACGGGCTTCTCATCACCGGCGAGTGACTTAGCGGGTGGTGACTCCTTGGGCTGCTTCTTGCCCTTCTTCTTCGGCCCGCCGGGAAGGATCTTCCGTCCCTTGGACGCCTTCTCGTCATCCTCGTCGTCGTCCGAGTCGTCCTTGCCGGAGTCCTCGTCCTCGTCGTCGTCACCAGCGGCTGGCTTCTTCTTCAGCCACGGCGGCATGGAGCCCTTGGCGGCGTCCAGGCCCTCATCCATGCCCTCGCCACTGTGGTGTGTGCCGGTGCCGTCATCCGAGTCGTCGTCACCATCCTCGTCGGCATCGGCGTCAGCGTCGGCGTCTTTGCCCTTGCCATCGTCCTTCTCAACGAGGCCTTCCAGGATCGCCTCACGGACGGCGTCACGCTCTGCCTTGCGCTGCGCCTTCTCAGCGGCGGCCTTCTCAGCCGCGGCCTCACCGGCACCCATGTTCCCGCTGCCCTTGCACTTCGGGCAGGTGACGTGGCCCTCACGGATCTTCCCGCTGCCGGTGCACAGCCGGCACGGAGGCGCGCCATCACTCTTCTCCGCCTCGGGCTCAGGGTCACTCTTCTTGCCGCTGCTGCCGTGGCAGTCAGGGCAGGTGACGTGACCTTCACGGATCTTGCCGGAGCCACCGCACAGCTTGCAGCCATCACCGCCGTCGTCCTTCATCAGCAGCTGAGGCTGCTCATCCGCCTTCAGGCTCGGAGGCAAGTCGTCATCTCCCATTCCGAATTTCCGCTGCGCGATTGACCGGATCCGAGCCCGGACCGCACCGGGGTCGTCTGCGTGGTGAGCCAGGCTGGCAGCATCACTGACGTCATCACGTGTCTTGATGGGGTAGGTCTTGCCGGGGCCAGCGAAGTCATCATCACTGACATCAGACACATCGCGGCCGCCGGAGTCGACGACGCGGCCGTCTTCGAGCTGCCGCTTCTCAACCGTGGGCCGCTTGCTCTTCAGGATCTTCTCGAGATCTGTCGGTGAGAACGAGATCTCGACGTCTTCAGGGAGCTCGAGGGTGATGATGCCGACGACTCCCTCACTCTTCTCGACCTCTTCCACCGACATGCCTGCCGCCTTGGCGACGACGTCACTGGCGCCGAAGACCTTGCCGCTGTACTCGGGATGGCCGTCGCTGCCAGCCGCCTTCACCAGCTGGATTCCGCAGTTTTTATTCGCCGGCCTGTCTACCAGGCTGATCTCCACGATCTGGCCGCCAGTGATGCGCCCACCGCGCGCAACGTTATCACGGACGATGACTGGCTTGGCGATGCCGACGCTGTAGGCCCGGAGTGCCCCCTTCGACACCAGGCGCTTGGCGACGGGCTCGATCACCAGGCTCTTCACCCACTGGCTGCCATCCGGCCCCGGCTCAGCGGACATCCCCACACCCGCTGGGTCACGCTGCGGGTTGTGCTGGACTCGGACGTTGCCGCCGGTGCTGAGCCACTCCTGGATCGCCTTGGCGCTGAAGTCGGGGTCAACGATCTGCTCATCAGAGTCGACGCTGCCGTCGGTCGCCTTGCCATAGACAGTAAGGTCGCCATCGGCGGTAGTCTCAATCTTCTCGATGGGGAAGTTGACGTAAGTGAGCTCGCCCGACCCTGTGAGTGTGGCAGCCTTCTCGAGGAGATCTGCGGTCATGATAACTGGTTCCTCCACTGCCTTTTTCGCTGCTTGAGCACTCAGTGACGCTGCCTGAGCCTTGAGGTCTGTGATCTGGCTTTCAACCGCCTTGAGCTTCGACCTCAGGCTGCTAAGGCCCGCCTGAGTGCTCGCGATCTGAGACGCGGTGCTGCTGCTTGATGAAGATGACCTAGAAGACGAGCTGGAACCACTCCGCTGGCTGCTCGACGCGCTGCCACTCTGAGCTGCGGCGCCACTCTGAGATGATGAGCTGCTGCTTCGCGATGACGATGCCGGCTTCTTCGAGCTGCCGCCGTGATGAAGCCGGTAAAGGCTTGACAGCTTCTCCTGCATCTGGTGGATCTGATGGCGCAAGCCGACGGCTCGCGCCTGCAGCTCCTTCACCTTCAGCCGAGCGCGGTGAGCCTCAGCTCGCAGCTGCGCCCTGGACATGGCCTGCCGCTTCTTGTCGTCCGTCTTGGCAGGCTCATGCTTCTTCGGCGGCGGCCGGTGATGTGCCGGTGCGTGAGGGTGAGCCGACGGCTTGTGCGTCACCGGCTTCTTCGCCGGGTGATGAAGTGGCTTCTTCGGCTTCTTCTTTTTCTTCGGCGGTGGCTTCTGCTGCTGCTGCTGGTCACCGCTGCCGGTGGTCCACTGGCCGGTCACTGACCGCGGCTCAGCCGGGTTAAATCCCGCCATGGACTCACCTAGTCTTCGTCGTCGTCATTACGAGAGAATTCCGTGAAGATACGCGTCCGAGCAGCGAAGCTGCCGTCGTCAAGAGGCAGGATGAATCCCTCTGAGCATGAGATGACGCCGTGCCTGACCTTCAGCTTCAAGCCAGCATCACTGCATGCCGTAAGCGCGGCTGCCGCCGTGGTAAGGAGATCTTTAGCTAGCTCTACCCGGTTTTCAGCTGGCACCGTGCAGGATGCTCATAGCCTCGTCGTTCGTCATGAAGTCGTCATCACCGGGGAACTTGCCAGATGACGCCGCATCCATGATTGCCTCGGCGACGTCACTTGCGGTGTCGTCATCCACGCCGTGAGCAGTGAGCCTGCTGGCGATGAGTGCGGTAAGCTGCTCAGCCGGTGAGCTCTCTGATTTCTCGTTGAGCTTCAGCTTCCGGCGTCGCGTCATCTTCGTGTCTTTTGGCTTGCGCTTGATGGGTGGCCGTACCCCTGGCTTGCCGGTGTGAACCTTCCTAGAGCGAAGGTACTCGGCGACTTCCTTGACGATCTCCGGCATGCGGTCGAGCATAAGCGTCCCGACCGCCACCGCCGACAGCTCTTCGTGGCCGGTCGCGAACGCCAAGGCCACCGCGCCGGCGATCGCGGCGATCCGGATGCCGAGCGCCACCTTCGCATCTCGGTGAGCCTCAGCATGCATCTCCGCCGCTAGTGTGCTGATCTGCGACTGGAGAGACTTCATCTGATGGTCGGTGTACACCTTCGACTGGCGGTTGGTGTTAGCCACCGCACGCATCAGCTCTTCATGGCCGACATTCTCTAGGCCCGGCGTCTCATGAATGGCGCCTTCGCCTGTCTCAGGACCTCGGTTGAATGTCCGCTCACCTTCACGGAAGCCGACACGGACTCGCGTTGAGGTGTGACTGATGATGTGCCCTGTTCCCAGAGAAGGGTGATCCACCTTCGCATCTGGAACCGGGGTGCCGACGAACCGCCAGCCGTGGACGAAGCCTTCAGGGCCAACCTTGACCAGGCTGGCCAGCTGAGCGACAGTCATGGTGACCTTCCTAGCTGACGGAAAGACACCTATGCTACTGGCGGAATTATAATATCCATCAGCCTGGTACTGTCCACCTAGCTCACGGTACTTCTCACTGAGCTCACCTGTGTCAGCGCTGTAGTGGACGTACCCGTTCGAGGTGCCGGCCAGGTGCTGGTAGGCGGCAGCCGCCGACCCGGTGCGATGCACAACTGAGTCGGCGATGCTCTGCAGCGCCTTCGAGGAAGCTGTGAGCCTCCCGTCATCTAGCCGTATCGTGCCGAGTACTCCTGACTCGGTACTGGCGGTGATCATGAGGCACGCACCTGAGCTAGTGTGTTCATCATCTGGTTGTGCCAGTCTTCGTGGCCCAGAGCCGCGAAGTCAGGCTGCAAGTCAGCTAGATTGCTTTGGAAGTTGTCCCACTCCTGCGGAGTGAAGCTTCCACCCGACAGCTGCTGTGAGAACTGGCTTTCAGGCTTCCACCCGTTGTAAAGAGACTCGCCGTGGTCAATCGGCACCGCTCTGTTGTCAGGCCCAATCAGCCAGTTTCCCTTGTTCCGGTCGATGTTGCTTGTCACCGCGTCGAGAAGCCCGATTCTTTTCCCATTCGGAGTGTCGTAGTACTTATCCAGGTTGGCGTTGTCACCTTCCAGCGCCTCCTTCTCTACCGCGGGAGTGCCGGGCAGCATCGGCTCCCAGATAACGGGATTGACGTCGCCTGGCTTCCACCCCGGCTCGAAGATGACTTCAGGCGCGTTAGCGCCGAGAGCGTCAGAGACTCGAGACGACAAGACCTCTCGGTCCTGGCTGATCATGCTGTCCTTCTTGCGCACCCACCGAGAGCCGTCATTGAATGTGACCATCTTCGTCTCGCCCATGGCGCCCTCACCGGGCGCCTTCTCCTTAGCGATCCCTGATGCAAGGCCGTGAACCAGCTTCTTGGCTGTAACCTGCGCTTCCGGCCTGTCAGGCAGCTGGCTGCTACGTCCGGCCAGCTGAGCCCCGTTGAGCAAGTCTGAGTGGTAGTTGAGGACGAACGCCACATTACGAGCCGGGTGCTCCATCCCGGGAATGGGTGGGTCGCCGCCTCTCTCAGCTACCTGGTGAGCGGCGAGAGCCGCCGCATCCAGCTGCTTCCGAGCGCCGCGGATGTCCCCATTCTGGATGGAGCTCGCCGCGCCCTTGAGCACATCGTGAACAGGCTTCGCCAGTGGGCTGTCGCCGACTGAGGCGTGGATGGCGTCGGCACTAGAAGAAAGGAAGTCAGCGTGCTCCTGGCTTCCCGGTGTGCCGTGGAACACCCAGCCGTGGGTGTAGCCATGAGGTCCGACCTTGATGACCTCCGCCAGTGCGCTTGCGTTCAGGAAGTCATCATCATCATCAAGGCTGAGTGACTTCCTCGTGCTGAATCGCGCGTTGGTAATCCGCCTCGGGTTACCTCCGAGGTGACGATTCCGCCAGATCTCAACGTCAGCTGGGTCGAAGTCGACGTCACCTTCTCGGAGTGAGATCCTGAGCTTGCCCTCTGGCGTCATGCTATGGTATTCACCCGCGACTCGCTTGCCGTTGTGATTGACATAGACGAGCTGCCCGCGCGATGCCGGCTCCTTCTTACGCCACTCTTCCGCATTTGCCACGATCTCATCGGGAGAAGGCAGGTCACCTCGCGCCCAGGCTCTCGGCAT